CGGCGGCGGTGAACAGGCGCGAGACGAAGCGCGCGCCGGGCTCCTGGCCGAGCAGGCCCTGCGCCCAGGTCTGGATCGCGGTGACGCGCGCCGGGCCATTGGCGCCAAGCTTGCCGATCTCGGCCTTGCGCGCCTGTTCGATCTGCGCGGCGGTGCCGACGCGGTCGCCGGCGACGAGGGCAATGGCTTCCTGGAAAGCTTCCTGCGTCAGGCCGTTTTTCTGCGCCCATTGCTGGCCTTGCGCCCACAACGGATTGTCGGCGTCGATCTTGAACTCGACGCCTTGCGGCAGAGTGAAATCCTTCGGCAGTTCGATCTTGTAGTCTTCCGGCTTGGCCGGGAGCGTCAACCGGCGCGATTCATCGGCGGCGACGCGCGTCTGCAATTCGTTGAAGTGGGCGGCGAACTCGGCGTCCTTGACTTTGCCGGCGGCGGCGTCCCAATACGCCTCGGGGATATAAGCCGGCCGCTCGTTACTCGGAGCGGCCGGAGTCGGCGTGGGAGTTGGGGTCGGCGTCGGGGTCGGAGAAGCCGGGGACGTAGTCGTCGCGGCTGACGAGACGGGCGCCGGGGATGCGACGGCCGGAGCGCTCGACGGCGCTGGCGAGACGGAAGGTGACGGGGCGGCTTCGGTCACTTAGAGCAATTCCCTCGGCCATCAGGGCCATTAGATCACGCGCAAAACTGCGGCGACCGTGGTCGGCTTGCAATGATCTCTCTGACCCATCGCTGATGACGCCGCAGAGCGCCTTCTGCAAATAGAGGTAGAGCGTCACGCCGTCGGGCGTGCGCGCAATGCGGTCGATCGCCAGTTTTAGATCGTCGTCGGAAACTTCGTTCATGAGACAGGCCCTGGGGTCTCGTTGGGCGGCGCTCCAGCATGGCGCGCGCCGGCCAGTTGGGCGATCGCCGCGGTTGCCTGTTTGACCTGGTCGGGATTGCGCCACTTGATCAGGCCGACGCGCATCTTGTCGACGATCGCCTTCATCGTTCCGGCGCCGTCACAGTACATCTTGAATTCCTCGGGGAAGGTTGGCGCGATGATTTGCAGCGCCTTGATCGCCATCCCGACTTCCTGCTGTTCGGCGGCGGCCTGCGCCGGATTGCGCGGCATGGTCGCGACGGCGCGGCCGTCAACGCGGATCGGCTGAATCGCGCCGGCCTTCTCAAGCAGCCACTTGAAGCGGAGGAAAATCTGCGCCGGCCCCTCGCGCCAGAACGGCAGACCGGGCGTCCCAAGGCGGCGCTGCGCGCGCGCCATCTCGTCGAGCCACTGGCCGAGCGTTGGCGGCGTGTCGCCGGTCTGCTCGGGGTAGTCGACGAAGAACAGCTTGCGCAGCTTCTTGATCTTCTCCTGATAGGCGTAGTTTGCGACCTCGGGCGGTGGCACCGTGAAGATCGGTTTGACGGCGCCCTCGGAGCCCGGCCGAATCGGATAGGCCATGTCTTCCTCGACGCCCTGTTCGACGGCGGCGAAGGAATCGTCGGGGTACGTGATCGGCGGCATGATCGAGCGCGCGGCGTGAACCGTCCGCATATATTCGAGTTCGTCGATCTGGCGGAAACTCGGCAGGCCCTTGATCAGCGGACCGACGCCGTGCGGCCAGTCTGCCGTCGCGCCAAATCGCATGACCAGCAACGGGCACGAGCCCTCGCCGACACATTTGGCGTCGTGAATGACCTCGTTGCCAATCATGATGACGTGCTGCCAAACCTCGTCCGATTTGTCCTCCCAATCACGCCAGAAGGCCCAAATCACCTGCGTCCGGTCGGACGGCTTGTCCTCGTGCTTCTTCTTGACCTCGGGAGGCACCTTCTTCCACACTTCCTCGCCAACGAGTTCGCGGACGTAGTGGTTCCTAGTGAAACGCACGGCGGCGCGGTAGTCGACCTCGCCATAGGGTCCGAGGTCGATTTCGAGTTCTCGGAAAGGAATGGCTGAAACCGTGATCGCCGAGGCCGGATGCGGGCGCTCGACCCACACGGCAGCCGTGCCGATCGCGAGGTCAGGGTTGAAGGCTTTCGGGATTTCAGGATAAAGGTTCGACGCCTTCATCGCGGCGAAGATCGCCTGATCGTCCTTCTTGATCTGGTCGCGGACCTTGCGCCAAACCGGCCCTTCGGCGCCGCCCGGCAGGTCCATGCCCGGCCCGCGCTCGCACCACGGCTCGGCTTCCGGCATGAACGCGCCGACGACCGCCGTGACAAAATCCTCAACGATGATAAAGGTTTCGTCGGTGTTGAGTTCAGGCGCATCCAACATGCGCGCCTGGCTCGGCGACGTCATCGAGGAAATCTGGCGCTGGCGATTCGGCGCCGCCAGAAAATAGCACTCCTTCACGTCGAGTTCGATGTATGACTTCCATGTTCGCGCCGCGGCGAGACGCGCAACTGCCTGCTGTTGCAGGTCCTTCGCCTGGCCGGTCGAGGCGGCTTCGCTCTGAACGGAATTGGTCGTCGAGGGGATTTCTGCCATAGGTCAGGCGGCCTTGCCGGGCGCGATGCCGCCAGTGAGGGTCGAGACGAGCGGGGAAGTTGTGCCGCCGGCGATCGCGAGTTGCGTGCCGTAGCGCGCCATCAGCGACGCCATGTCGCCCTGCGTCTGCGTCTGGAGTTGGTTATCGAGGCTGGTCTGCGCCTGCTGTTGCTCTTGCGCCAGCATCGGGTCGACAGGAATCTTTGGTGCGCCCATCGAACAACTCGCCTCCGTTGGCGAGCAGATGGCGATAGAGTGCGTCAGGCCGCAATGATCCGGTCCTGACGCGGAGCAAATGCTTGACCGCCGAGACGCAGGTGAAGCCGGCGCGGCCGCGCCAGCTCATCGGGGCGTCGGCGCGCCTGCATTTGACGATGACGCAGTGAGCGGCGTAGCGCGCGATCTGCTGGCGCGCGATCTCATGCTTCGCGTGGACGATCCGCAGCCCGGTCCACTCGGCGTCGAGGAACAGCCAGCAGTCGCCGACCGGGACATAGGTGAAGGCCGAGACGTGCTTGAAGTGGCCCATCGCCAGCGCGGACAGCCAGCGCGACGAGGCGTCGGGGTGGAAGACGACGAACCATCCGGCGGGCTCGGCCGCGCCGACCGGCTCGATCTGGTCCATCAGCCGGCAATCCGGCGCATCGTCCGGCGCATACGGCCGATCTTGGCCGGCATGACCAAGCCGATCGGGCTGAGGCCGATCATGCGGCGCCCGTCGCCGAGGCCTAAAATTAAGTATTGGAGGGCGTCACACAAGTCGGAGTACCTGTCTTTTGAAGGCTTTAGCACGCCTTTTTCTTCTCGTTCCAAATGGTAGCGGCCGGACATGCCGACGACCAGCGTTCGGCAGACCGGCGAGATGACGACGCGGTTGACGCCGGCCGGGTTGTCGTTGAGCGCGAAGGCGACTGCCTCGACACGTTTCTCGATGTCGTTCATCGGCACCGGGGCCGGGATCACGGGCATCCCGTGCGCGGCCCAAATCTCGTAGGCCGATTGCTCGTCGTGCTTGTCGCGGCCCTTAGGATCGCCGACGAACCGAACCTTCTGGCCTGGGTAGTGCTGCGTCAGGAACTTCTGTACCTTCGGCGCGAAGACCGACGGCCCCTCGTTGAACCCAAGCATTTCGTATTGGACGTAGACGCGCCCGCCGACCTCTTGGGCGAACACGGCGGCGGGGTGGACGCGGCCAAAGTCGAGGCCGACCTGCACGTCGTAATTGGGGAACGGCCGCAGCGCCTCGCGCGAGACATGGAACTCACGCCGGAACATCGGCCAAACCGGCTGGCCCTCGGCGACCAGGGCGACGCGGTTCATCAGGCGCGAGTCGATCCACGCCTTCGTCTTGCCGCGCAGTTGGCGATCGTAATAGTCGGCCGGCAGGTTCTTTAGGTTTTCGGCCTCGGGGTTGATGTGGTAGCCGGTGATCTGGCCGCGCGCGTCGAACTCCTCGATCAGCGCGGCGGGCTGCATGTACAGGCCCCACGAGTCCGGCCATTCGTACAGCGCGCGATCGGCCTCAGCCAGACCAACCGGCGGGTCGAGCCCATAGGCCATCGTGGCGAGCCAGTGGTCCTCGTCGGGCGCGTTGCCGTCGCCGAGCACGCCGCGCCACGTCGGGCCGCCATGTTCCTGCGGCGGGTAGCGCAAGCGCGAGTCGGCCTCGTCGAACAATTCCTTCTCGATGAAGGGCAGTTCGTTGAAGCATACGCCGGTATACTCGGTCGAGCGCAGCTTCTTGACGTCGTCGGTCTTGTCGAGCGAGATAAAGTCGACCTCGCAATGGACCGGGCCATCCTTGAAGGGATAGCGCAGCTTGTGGCCCATCGTCGCGCCATAAGTAAAGCGACCGTATGTGTCTTCCGGGTAGGTCTCCAGCCAAGTACGGATTGTAGAACGTTTCAAATCAGGCATCGTATTGCGCACCATCGCGAAGCGCGTATACCTAACGCCGTCTTTGGGGCTTGGCCGCTGTTCTTGGGCGTGGCGGCCGACACGCAGACACATAGCCTTAGTCTTGCCGCTGCCGATCGGGCCGCCAATATAATCCACCGGATGATTGGCGAGGATGAAATCTGCCGCCTTGGTGCCGCCGATGAAATTGAAGACGGAACTCACGGCATTCTCGCTTCCTGGACCTGCATCAGGCGCGCGCGGGCGGCGCGGAGGATTGGCAGGATTTTGGCGTCATCGTCGTCTTCGGCCTTGTCGCTGTCGCCGGCGGGCTCATAGGGGCCTTGATAGAGGTCTGGCGGGACGGTTTCAGCCGAAATTCTTTCGCTCTCGGTTTCCGAGACGTAGCTTGCCAGTTCTTTTTCGTAGGCATCGATGTCCTGATCTGACCACCCGTCAAGCTTGAGGTTCATGTGCTCGAAGCCGGTCGCCCACCAGTGAGCGGACTTGGCGCCCGGCCCTTCCCAATAAGCCTTGTCGAGCCGCGTCATCATCCACCACTCAAGGCCCTCGTGGCAGCAGAGGTACTTGTCGGGCTCGACGCCCATCTTGAGCCGCGCCGGCACGCCCTCGTCGATGTAGGTCACAATCCCGTCGGTCGATCGGCCGGCGAGGTAAGGCACGAGGAACTGCCGCGAGACGATGCACGGCCAGGGGTGGAAGTTCTGCAAGCCGGGGTATTTCTGAAACAGCGAGACGATGGCGCTGACCGGCGCGGCTTCGGAGGGCTTGTCGCCGCTGGACATCACACGCCCCCGTCGGCCGGCGGCGGCGGCGCGCCGATGATGTTGGGGAATGCCGGCATTCCGGGCCGCGGCGGTTCGACGAGGCTGGCGACGGCGGGGATTCCCACGCGGGTCATCTTCTCACAGTGCTTGGCGATGATCATTTCGTCCTTTTCCGTGGCGGGCGCGATGATCAGCCGCAGGTCGACGCCGTTGTCCATCCGTTCGATCTTCGCCTTGAGCTTCACGCCGAGCAGCACGGCGCCAATCTCGGGGTCGGGCGACAGGTCGCTCAAGGTCCCCTCGCGCAGGACAATCGTCTTGACGAGGCCAATTTTCTTGAGGTTTCGGCCCCACTCGCGCAACTCAAAGCCGTAGCGCTGGACGAAGTACTCGGGAAGGCTGAACACGGCCGACACCGCGCCGCGCGGCTTGTTGCGATTGGCCTCCGCCGCCGCCCGGTGCGCCCGCATGATCCCCGGCAGGTCTTCGCAGTGCTTGGCGACGCGCGCCGCGTCAGCCTCGTCGTCGGGCTGGATCACCAGCCGCACCGCCTTGTTGGCGGGGTTGACCGTGACGTCGCAGCGCAGCTTGACCTTGCCCTGGTGGCCGGCGGCGAGAACCGAAGTGGCGCCTGGCGGGTTCCACAGCATGACCTCCAGGAACTGCCCCTTCGTTTCGAGCCCCGACGCCCAATCGAGCAGTTCCTGCGAATAGACCTTCAAGAAGGCTTCCGGGATGCGCACGAACTCCGCCGCCACTCCCGGCCGATTGTCGTTGACTGGCCGCTGGATCGTGATGCTCATAGCCTCAATGACCTCTTGGTGAGCGGATCGCCCTGATAGTCCACGTTGCAGTCGGCCGCCTTGAGAATCGCCGAGCCGAGCTTGATGGCGTCCTGCGGCGACAACACACAGCCGGCGGCGCCGAGGATCACCCTCACGCCGCCGGAAATGTCTCGCTCGACGCGCAGTTCCTGAAACGTGCCCTTGGCTTTCAGGAACGACATCGGCTCGACTTCGATCATGGCTTTTCCCTCGCCTTCGCCATCGCCTTGCGGGTCCGCCAGCCCTTGCGGGAGGCGGCCGTTGAACGTGCGAAGGCTTCCGGCGGTAACTCAAGCGCCTTCGCAACCGAATCGCGTAACCGCTTCATCGCCGCCTCGGGATCGTTGTAAAGAATTTCGTATCGAGATGGAGATTTGCTTTTCAGTTCCAACGAAACGGCATCATCGCAATAATGGTGTTCGTAGTGATGATGCAGGCAAAGCCACCTAACTTCCAAGGGCTTTAGATAGTCGTCGTGGTGAGCTTCAGCATTTGGATTGCCACAAACCTCACACGCCGCGGCGACGAGTTCCCCATCTCTGCGAGCACGGGAAACCGCACTCCGCGCCTCGTTCTTTATGGAGGACCACCGTTTTTGGTTAAAGCCGGGGTTCTTTTGGATTGACATCATCGCCTCGTAACGGTACACACATGACACCAACCGGGGCGGAATGCAAGAGGAAAAAATGACCCTTCTCATCGTGTCGGCGATCTTCGTCATCTGGCTGTTTCTGGTGCTGCGATAATGACCCCCATCGTCTCCTACCTCCGCGTCTCAACGCAAAAGCAGGGCTTCTCGGGGCTCGGCATGGACGCCCAGCGCGCCGCCGTCGAGCAGTTCGCCGCCAACAACGACATGCGCATCGTCCAGGAGTTCGTCGAGGTCGAGACCGGCAAGGGCGCCGACGCGCTCGAACTCCGCCCTGAACTCAAGGCCGCCATCGACCTCGCCGCCCGCATCCCCGGCCCGGTCGTCGTCGCCAAGCTCGACCGCCTCTCCCGCGACGTCCACTTCATCTCCGGCCTGATGCTGCACAAAATCCCATTCATCGTCGCCGAACTCGGCCCCAACGTCGATCCCTTCATGCTCCACATCTACGCCGCGGTCGCCGAAAAGGAGCGCGCCCTCATCTCGCAGCGCACAAAAGCCGCCCTCGCCCGCGCCAAGATCATCGGCACCAAATCAGGCCGCAAGCTCGGCCAGACCACCGAAGTCGGCGAGCGCCGTAAACAAGAGGCCAACGACCGCGCCAAAGAACTCGCCCCCGTCTTCGCCCGCCTCAAAGACCTCTCATCCCACACCGCCGCCAACAAGCTCAACCAGATCGGGATAGCGACGCCGACCGGCGCGCCGTGGTCCGCCCGCACCGTGATCCGCGTCCGCGACCGGATCGCCGCAATGAGCCGGACATGAAACCTCTGGCGATCGATCTGTTCTGCGGCCTAGGCGGCTGGTCTGATGGCCTGATCGCCGAAGGCTACGACGTGATTGGCTACGACATCGAGGCGCACGAATACGGCGACATGCGGTATCCCGGCAAATTGGTCATCCAGGACGTTCTGACGCTGCACGGCTCGCAATTCAAGGACGCGGCCCTGATCGTCGCCTCGCCGCCCTGTTTCGTGGCGGACACGCTAATTCTCACCGATCGGGGGCTCATTCCTATCCCGAAAGTCGCTGTCGGCGACCGTGTTTTGACGCATCGCAATCGCTGGCGGCGAGTGCTTAGGACGGGCGGAACTTTCTCAAAAACCGTCATCGCGTCCGGGTACGGCGCTTTTCTTGAGGGCACGCCTGAGCATCCGGTCTATGCGCGGCGCGATGTTGGCTCCCGCCAAGTTTGGGGGGCAGCGGAGAATCGGCCAATATATCACCCGAAGAAATTAGGCGACCCGGAATGGATACATCTCGCGCAATGCGCCGGCAATCATTGGGCGAGCCCGGTTGAGTTTGAGACGCTGCCGGTCCCAATTCTTCCAAACGAATTGCCTGATACTTCGGCGTTTTGGTGGATGGTCGGGCGTTGGGTTGGCGATGGATGGGTGCGGCTGCGTGAGGAAACCAGAAGCGGCGACGAAGTTATTATTTGCTGCGGCAACGATGAAGCGGACGCTCTTGAACATCACCTCGCGTCAGTTGCGCTACGGGTCGGTGCGCGCGCCACGCGGGGCGAACTCCATTGGAGGCGGTCTCAAGAGAGAACGACAGCGCGGTTCACGGCGGCGAGCAACGCTCTTGCGGAGTGGTTGACGACGCATTTTGGACGAGGCGCGGCGCAAAAATCATGGCCGGCTTGGGCGTTTGGGATGGATCGAACCAGGCGCGAAGCGCTCCTAGATGGATATGTTTCAGCGGATGGCAACCCGGATATTAACGGGGGCACACCGATCATCAAAACCACGTCGGTCAGCAAACAGCTTGCCATCGGCACTCGTTTTCTTGCCGCCTCTCTTGGGTGCGTTTCCGCCGTCCATCGGCAATTTCGACCGGCGACTTATGAAATTGAAGGTCGCATCGTCAACCAGCGGGATAGCTGGGATACGCGATGGACACCTGGGGTCGAGCGCAACCGGCTCGTCCAGAGAGAATATGGGATGCAATGGGGCATTGTCCGCAGCGTGGTTGAGGGTCAGTCATCGGCGAAAGTTTGGAACTTGGAGGTCGAGGAAGACAACAGCTATGTGGCCGATGGCGTGGTCGTTCATAATTGCCAAGAATACAGCTACATGGCGATGCCTTGGAAACTCGCTAAGGCGAAGGCCGCAGCGATCCGAGCCGATACGACGGGCGAAAGCCTCGTTCGGCTCAATCGGTTGTTCAACGCCTGTTTCCGCATCCAAGCCGAGGCCAGCTTAGCGGCTGGTCGGCATATCCCGATGATCGTCGAGAATGTTAGAGGCGCCCAGTCGTGGGTAGGGAGAGCGCGGTTCAATTTCGGGTCGTTCTATCTGTGGGGTGATGTTCCTGCGCTGATGCCAATCACGCGCAGGGCGGCGAAGGTGCCGAATTTCCGCTTCGACGGAAGCGGGCGATCGTTCCAGACAGCGAGCGTCGAAGGAACAAAACAGGGTGGCGACTGGTTTGCGGAAGCCCGCAAGGGAGGGGCCGGGGGAACGTCCGCAAGCTTCGGTTCCAAATCCCCCGCCCGCAAAGCCGCCAGCGCCATGATCGCCCGCATACCCCTCCCGCTCGCCCGCTATATCGGCGCGACGTTCAAGGGCGACGCCCAGCAGGACCGTGCCGACCAGGCCTGACAGGCCCAACCCGCTCAGGCAACCGACCGCCACCGTCCGCCGCCAATGCCGCCGCAGCGTCAGATTGCCGCATCCCGCGACGCCGCGCCTCCGCAGGGTCAGCAACAACCCGCTCCAGCATCGCACGCTGCGCAGCCGAAACAATGCGAATCGGCTTCACGAGCGCCTCCCAATCCATATCCCAATCAAAATACAGCCGAGCGTCCATAACGCAGGCCAAAGAATCGAAATTTCAACGTGTTCGCTCATTCGCGCGACCCCCGCGTCAGGTCCCCCAGCAAATACGCCGCCCCCGCAACCAGCAAATGCCGCTGGCCGCCCGGATTGCGCGAAACCGATCCAATTGTCATGTCGCGCCGCACAATAACCGCCGCAAGCGCGATGACGTCTCCGGCCCGCGCCTCCTTGAGCAGCCACTCCAACTCCGCAACAATCTCCGGTTCAGCCCCCTCTCCCGTCGGCGCAACCCGCCCGCGAAGCCCAACCACGTCAGCCATCGAAAATCCCTCGCGTATCCTCAGTCCTGACAAAGCCAGCCATTTTCGCTGACCCCAAATATTTCAGCTCACCAAAAAAACAGACCCACCAATTCCCCCACCCCCGTAAATCTGCCCAAAAATGTGCGGAGAGAAGGTAGGAGCACGGCGGAAACTCGCGTTTTTCCCCCGGCCTCGCTCAGGCGGGATCGTCCAGGATCGGAGGGTTCGCGGTCAGATCGATGGTCGTCTTGACAGGCTGACGTTCGTCTGACTGACCTGAGTTGATGACGATTGTCACGCCAGGTGAATGACTTACGCCTGTTCCTCCCGTGCTCGATGCATCGCCTGCCATGCGCTCAAGCGCCAGCACTGAGTTGACCGCTGGCATGTTGTCGGCCGCGTCTCTGATCTCCGCCAGGCGCTGAATGTTGCGCGCGTTGACGCTCGCAAGGAGCATCTGCCTTCGCTTGCGGACGTAGTCGAGCACATGTGGTCGCTCGAAGGATTTGCGGACTGCTGAAGTCGTCATGCCAGCTTCTTGAGCGGCAAGATCAATCCGTTTCCCCTCGTCGACCATAAGCGTGAGGGCTCGGGCGAGCTTGCCTTGGACTCTGAGGGGGGCTTGGCGAGGGGTTTGTGAGACTGCGAGATCGGACATGGGTGCGAGAATTGGACTGGATTGAGGCAATCGCAATGACCGTGTTTCGGTGAGTCTGTGTAGCCGCGCGATCCCCTATAGGGAGGGTCGTTGATTTGTTTGACGTTTGGGCGGTCATTGCGATTTGAGAATGCACAGGACATTGAGCATTTTAAATGCACAGGACATTGAGCATTTGAAACACGTCTTCAATCCAGACCGGCTGAGAGGGCGCGATCGGGCTCGGGTGATTGGCCATTATCTCGCCGGCCGGTTCACGGCGAGCGAGGCAGCTCGAGCGATTGGCGTTCACATTTGCACTGTGCTGCGAGCCGCGCCGGCGGGCTTCGATTGGGACGCTGTGAGGCGGGCATACGTCGACAAGCTGATGCGGCGCGTCACGGCGCTGCGTGGCCTAGACCGCATTGGCGACTAGCTGCGACAATCTGTCCGTCAATCTCCGGTTGACTTCTTAGCGCAGTTCGCTTAAGTTCGCTGTGTTGGATCGAACAAGGGATACGGAAATGACCACATTCATCGCAATCGCAGTCGGCCTCTGGATCGCCGCAACGGGTTGCTCTTTCTTCCATCGCTTCCCGATTGGCGGGTGACAATCAACGGGAGGGGCTTCGGCCTCTCCCTCTTTCTGGATCGAACAAGGGGAACCGAAATGACACAGATTAGTAACACTCCATGGGGCAAGCCTGACTCAGTCGAACAGCTTGCCGACGGCATT